GGAGTCCTGGGGCGAGCTGTTCGTCCGGTCGGCCGAGTTCTCCGACTACCGGGGGGCCGGGTCGTCGGGCCGGGTCGAGGTCCCCTTCGAGTGGGAGGACCGGGCGGCCATCGCCGTGGGGACGTTCCCCCCGAACGTCCTGCCGCCGCACTGGTACACCCCCGCCGCCTACAACCTGTCCACGCCCCTGCTCGACGTCGTGGGCCACGTGTCGTCGTCGTCCAACGCCGTGGAATGGCTCCGGTGGACCCCCGAGCCCCAGGCGGCCGCCCCGCTCGTGCTGGAGGGCGAGCTGAAGGCCGAGGCGGCCATGACGCCGACCGTCGTGTCCGACACCCTCGACACGTACGCCCACTGGAAGGGGATCACCCGCCAGGCCCTCGAGGACATCCCCCAGATCAGGTCGATCGTGGAGTCCCGGCTGCGCCAGGGGATCAACGTGGCCCTGGAGGGGGCCGTGACGGCCGCCCTGCTGGCGGACACGGCCATTCCCGAGGTCGGGACCGTCGCCGACATGACCACGGGGATCCGGGCCGGGATGGCGGCCGTCCAGACCGCTGGCTACGGCCAGCCGAACGCCGTGCTCCTCAACCCGACCGACTGGGCGGCCCTCGACATGGCGGCCATGGGGGCGACGAACAACGGCCCGGTCCAGACCCCCACCTTCTGGGGGATGCGGCCCGTGGGTGTCCCCGCCCTCCCGGTCGGGACCGCCTACGTCGGGAACTTCGCCGTGGCGGTCCAGCTGTTCGATCGGGGGTCGGCCGCCCTCTACATGACCGACGCTCACGCTGACTACTTCGTGCGGAACATCATCCTCCTGCTCGCCGAGATCCGGGCCCTCGCGGCCATCCCGGATCCGCTGGCCGCAGCGAAGATCGAAGTCCCGGTGGTCCCGTAGCCCATGCCCGCGACCGTCGCCACCCTCCGCACGTACCTGGGCATCGCCCCCGCCACGATGGTGGATGACGAGGCGATGCAGATGGCCGTGGATGCGGCGAACGACCTCGTTCGGGCGCTGCGGCCCGACCTGACGCCCCCTCCCCCCACCGACCCCCCCGGTGCGGACGAGGTCTGGGCGGCCAGGGCGGACCAGGCGGCCAACGTCGAGGCCGCTCGCCTCTACGGCCGTCGTGGGAGCGTGCAGGGGGTGGCGGCGTTCGCCGACCTCGGGGTGACCATCCTCCCCCGCCTCGATCCCGAGGTGAGGTCCCTCCTGGAGCTGGGCGAGTACCAGCCCTCGGTGGTGGCGTGATGTCCTCCTACCCCCGGGCCCTGGAGCTGGCCGAGGCCCTGACCGCCAGCGGGATCCGGGCCACCGTCGACCCCCGGGGCGCCACGCCCCCCTGCGTGCTGATCGTCCCGCCAGCCCGCACCTGGGACCTGGCGTGCGGTTACACGGCCTCCTGGGAGCTGTGGGCCCTCGCCCCCGGGACCGGCAATGCGGACGCCCACAAGGCCCTGGACGACCTCGTGGACGACGTGGCCAAGGTCCTCCCCCTCGAGCGGGCCGACCTGCAGTCCTACGTGCTGGCCGCTGACGCCCCGCCCCTGCCCGCCTACCGCCTCACCATGACCGAGGGAGTGGATGCATGACGATCACCGAGTCCCGCCTCAAGGAGGGGGTCCTGAAGCTGGGGACTGCCCCCGACGAGCTGGACATCTCGTGCCAGATCACGAACGCCCGGATCACGGCCAGCTACAGCGACGACGGCGATGCGGTCGAGACCCTGTGCGGGGACAAGCTGGCCGCCGGGGAGAAGGCCGACGGGTACACCTTGGCGGGGACGTTCATCCAGGATTGGACCGCCACGGCGGACTCGATCATCTGGTACCTGTGGGACCACAACCTGGAGGAGGTGGCGTTCACGTACACCCCCAACCCGGCCGGGGACTCCCTGACCGGGATGCTCCGCCTCAAGCTGCCCGCCGAGTTCCTGGGCGGGGACGTGGGGGTGCGGATCACGTCGGACTTCGAGTGGACGATCACCACCGAGCCGACCCGGGTCCCGCCGACCGGGGGCACCACCGCCACCACGAGGGCCACCACGTCCACCCCCGTGGGGTCGCCGGTCTGATGGCGGACACCACGGGGTCGGTCAAGGTCGTCGGCCTGGCCACGCTGGTCCGCACGATGCGCAAGGCCGGCGAGGACCTGACCGACCTGAAGGCAGCGAACGACCGGGCCGCCCAGATCGTGATCGGCGAGGCGGCCGCCACCGCCCCCCGACGGACGGGCCGCCTCGCCGGGACGCTCCGGGCCTCCCGCACCCCCGGCCGGGCCAGGATCATGCTCGGCCGGGCCAGCGTCCCCTATGCGGGCCCCATCCACTGGGGGTGGCCCGCCCGCAACATCGCCGCCCAGTCCTTCGTCAGCGAGGCCGCACGGGCCACGGAGGCCACGTGGGTCCCGGTCTACGCAGCGGCCGTCCAGGACGCCCTCGACCACGTGGTCGGCGCCTGATGGCCCCCCCACGGCCGTTCGGCCGGTTCCACGTGTGGATCGTGGGCCTCGACCAGCCCCTCGAGGTCCAGACGAACGCCCTCGACTGGCGCGACGTCCCGATGGATCCGAACCGGCCCCGGGCCCTCGACGTCGTCTACCGGGTGACGCACTCGGCCCTGCTGCGGACGGGGGCCGAGGGGATCCCCCGCCACTACGACCGGTTCTGCGAGATGCTGGCGGCCAACCCGGAGGCCATCGAGGATGACGACCCGGTGGCGGCGGCGTTGGACCCTACCCAGCGGACTCCATAGGTCACGCGGCCGTGGTGGTGGCCCTGTCCGTGGGCGGATCCCCGGCCGGGTGGGTGGATGACCCCCGGGCCCTCGCCACGGCCCTCGAACTACTGGCCGAGGCCCACGCCAAGGCCGCCCGGAGGCGTTGATGGCCGCTCCCGCCATCCTCAAGATCGACATCATCGCCGACGCCACCAAGGCGCTACGCGGGCTGCAGGACACCGAGGAGGGGGCCAAGGGGATCAGCTCCTCCATCGGCTCCCTCGGGAAGGTCGTCGGCGGGGCCCTGGCGGGGGTCGGGCTCGCCTCCTTCGGGAAGGCGAGCGTGGATGCGGCCACCGAGTCCGCTGTGGCCAACGCCCGCCTCGAGGCCGTGTTCGCCTCCATGGGCGACGCCACGGGCCAGGCGGCCAAGGCGGCCGAGGACTACGCCGGGGCCCTGTCCAAACGGATCGGCGTGGACGACGAGGTGATCCAGGCGGGGCAGGCCCAGCTCGCCACGTTCGGCGCCGTGTCCGACGCCACCGCCCGCCAGGCGGGGATCTTCGATCGGGCCACGGCCGCCGGGGCCGACCTGGCGGCCGCCGGGTTCGGGTCGATCGAATCGAACGCCGTGCAGCTGGGCAAGGCCCTCCAGGACCCCGAGAAGGGCATGACCGCCCTCGCCAAGTCGGGCGTGACGTTCACGGACGCCCAAAAGGACCAGATCAAGGCCCTCCAGGACAGCGGGGACCTGTTGGGGGCCCAAAAGATCGTCCTGGCGGCCGTCGAGGGCCAGGTGAAGGGCACGGCCGCCGCCACCGTGACCAGCCAGCAGAAGGCCACGGTCGCCTACGGGGAGCTGCAGGAGACGATCGGGGGGAAGCTGCTCCCCGTCGTGAACACGGCGATGGACCTGTTCACCCGGTATTCGGGGATCATCCTCCCCCTCGTGGGCGTGATCGCCGGCCTCGTGGTGGTCACCCAGGCCTGGGCCCTGATGCAGACCGTGGCCAGCGTGGCGACGGGCGTGTGGACCGGGGTCCAGGCCGCCTTCAACGTCGTGATGGCCCTCAACCCGATCGCCCTCGTCGTGATCGGGATCGTGGCCCTCATCGCCATCATCGTCCTCGCCTACCAGAAGGTGGGGTGGTTCCGTGACGGGATCGACGCCCTCTGGCAGGGGATCCAGACCGCCTTCGATGCCATCCTCGGGATCGTCCGGGGCGTGTTCGGGTGGGTGTCCGACAACTGGCCCACCCTGCTGGCCATCCTGACCGGGCCCATCGGCATCGCGGTCCTGCTCATCACGAAGAACTGGGACACCCTCAAGGACGCGGCCAGGGCCATGGTCGGGTGGGTGTCCGACCGGTTCCAGGACCTGGTCGGGTTCGTCTCCCGGGTCGCCGAGACCATCGGCGGGATCATGCAGGGCATCTGGGCGGCCATCCGCCTCCCGATGGATGCGGCCACGGCCATGGTCGACTGGGTGACCGGCAAGTTCCAGGCCCTGGTGGACTTCCTGCGGGGGATCGTGGACACCGTGGGCGGGCTGGCCGGGCGGATCGCCGAGGGCCTGAAGGGCCCGATCAACGGCGTGATCCGGGCCTGGAACAACCTCGAGTTCAGCATCCCCCGGGTCGAGGTGGCGGGGATCACCGTGTTCCCCGGGGCCAGCTTCGGGACGCCCAACATCCCGACGCTCGCCCGGGGCGGCCAGGTCCTGCGGACCGGCATGGCCCTCGTCCACGAGGGCGAGACCTTCTCGGGGGTCGGCCGCTCCCTCGGCGGGACCGTCGTGAACGTCACGATCCAGCACACGGGCCTCGGCGTGGACTCCCCCCAGCTCCAGCGTGACGTCGTGGCCGCCATCCGGGGCTACGTCGGCCGCAACGGGCCCCTCGGCGTCCCGATCGTCGGGAGCTGACCGGGTGGCGCCCTGGACGCCCGACGACCCGTGGCCCTCGGGGACGCCCGGCGGCGCCGCCGCTCCCGCCTGGGGGGGCTACGTCCGCCTGTGGGTCCGGGCGGGCCTCGCCCCCGGCCGGACGTTCCACCTGGGCCAGCATCCCGACGACCGCCTCGACGCTGGCAACGTGCTGGGGGGCGGGGCCATCGGCCCGACGCTGGCGGCCAGCACGGGCGACCGCCTGTGGGTCGACATGGCCTGCGACATCACGGAGGTGGAGATCGCCGGGGGGGCCACGTCGTCCCAGGGC